CAACAACAGGGCAATAATAAATCCAGCACTACCCATCATCACGACTTCCAGACGCTTGACTCGATTGATTGTCTCCAGCCAACGCTCTGAGCAAACGGCTTCGTGTGTATCAATCTGGTGCTTCACTTCTTGAGTAGTTGGCCGTGACATAATGCTAGTCTTTCTTGCGTAGGTTGATGGCCAGCTTCTGAATGAAATCGTCCAGCTTGGCTAGGACTTCATTGTCACGCATTGATGGTGTGACGTTAGCAATCACCGAGGCTGCTGCCACGATAGCTGTGATGTATGTGATAATAGTTTCCATTAGTTTGCTTCCAGTGTTGTAATATTTTCCATTTTATCCTACCAAGTGTCCGCTAAAGAAACTTGAACTACCAACAACGCTCCAGCTTGTATCGCTTGAACTAAATATTCTAATGCTCACCTCATCACCTGCCGTTAAGTGCATTGTGTGTGACATAGCAAAACCTTCATAATTAGAAGAGGGGTTACCATTAATCAAATATGCGTCACTAGTAGTGCTGCCGTTGTTCGTTAGAAACATAATTGCGTAACCAGTACCAATGCCATCAGCCCTTAAATTGGCACTAATGTGATATATACCTGTTGTGCCAATCAATACCTTTTTGTTGTCAGTTGTAGTCGATGCGTCTCCCTGAATAAACCGACGATGGTCAGTGCCAGCAGCATCTCTTGCAGTGCTAAGAAGAGTATCGTAGTTTCCTGTCGCATTAACAGCCGCGCCTTGTATTTCAAGTCGCCACGCGGGGACAGCAGGGCTTGTAATGGTTCCGCTAACACTTAGGTCGCCATCAACGTCAACACCTTTTAATAGGTCAGATATTTCTCTTGCTTTAGACATCGGCTGCTTCCTTATTCAATGGTCACGTTTGGGATTGGTTGAACTGCTTTTAACTCTTCGGGTGTAGTCGCTGCGTCAATATCGGGGTGGGCGGCTGCATCTCGCAGAGCTTGTTTTTGAGCCACAATTCCTGTCGTGCTGGATGATGTTTCAAGTGCCTTCATGAATTGGGTGTCAAGTTTTTCAAGTTCTGCAACACGGGCATCCCGTATTTTATCGCGCCAAATATCACGCGCCTGTTCCATATTAACTGAAATGACAGCACCAGAGGTCGTTTCCCACGCCTCACGGAACGCCTTGTCGGCAGGAACTGTGTAGTCGGCGAGGCGATACTCCGTCCCACCTAGTTTTACAAAATTAGACATTACTCATCTCCCACGCATCTCGAAAGGTTTTGTTTGTAGGTATATCACTAAGCTTAATTATCTTGAACATAGGACGGTTGTGGTTTTTACCCCAACATTTTCTAGGCAAGTCTTTTAGGCAAAGATATTCAATCGCCTGTTCCTCAGTCAATGGGCCTGTCCTTGGGCCAGTCCACTGAGCTTCTATCTTCTCTGGAGTGTGCTTGATGTCGTCCATATTAATGTTGTTCTCCACCACATAAACTTCCTCATCCTTCAACTCCATCATTATGCTAATGATGGGCAGATTCCCAGCCATCGCCTCTTTCATCCAATTGGGGGCGGGCGTGACGATTTTCACAGGCTCATTTGGCTTGTCAGGGTCATCATATATTATTCGATAGTCAGTCATTTGCTTACCTAAACACCGCCACATTCACAAATTCTACATTTTGCGCGCTGTTGCCGCCTGTCGCCGTTCTGATGTTGACATAAGAAGTGCTGTAGCTGCCGCCGTCAAATGGGTTGCAAACGCGCCCAGCGTTGTTGGACGAGTCTCCACCCGCAGCCGTGGCTGTGAAGGTGTTTGTTACAGTAAATGAGAAATTTACGTTGTGATTGCCTGTTGTCACATCCGTCAGGGAACTAATTCCCACATCATGAGCAATGCTGTTTGATGAGCCGTTGTATCTGCCAAAAAGTTTGAGGTAGGATGGCCCCGATGGCCCAGTAGCGCCAGTAGCGCCAGTAGCACCAGTCGGCCCAACAAGAGCAAGATTTGATACTGTTGACTTTTCCCACGCCCCAGAACTCACATCGTAATACGGAACAAGGTCTGTGCTAACAGCGTCAGTTCCAGTGGAAAATGTCGTCAACGCCGCGCCAACGTTATTAGCGTCAGTTGCGTCAGCAGAAGCCTCGATGCCATCGAGCTTTGTGCCATCCGCCGCCAAGTCACGCCCATCAACAGTCCCATCAACTGTGATATTCCCCGTAACACCTACGTTACCAGTGAACGTGCCACCTGTTGAGGCAGGAACCGTGTCTGCAACAACAAAAGTCTTAAATGCAACCACATTAAGCTCATCATCAAGCGCAGCGGCATCCGTTAAGACAATGCTAGTCCCGTTGGTAGCCGTGTAGTCTGTGCCATTTTCCAACAGGATACCGTTCAATGTAACCATCAAGTTAGAGGCTGTGTAAGACAGTGTAGCTGAGTTGTCATCAGCGCCAGAGAACGTAGTTTGTCCTGCTGTTGCTGTGTAATTGTACTGTAAGAAGGATGTCTCCCCGCCCCCAGCAATAGCTCCCCACTCACCATCGGCGTAGCCCTCAAACTGGTCTTCGTCAGAGTTATAACGAAGCATACCGTTTACACCCGTTGGGCGCTGTGCCTCAGTGCCTGCTGGCAGCTTGACAGATGTGTTGCCGCTAAAAGTCGCTTCCGTGGCTGTAATGCTTCCAGTAAAGGTCGCGCCAGTCAGCATAGCAGCACCAGCAGCAGTCACGTTAGTCGTGTCTGTTACATCAGCAGCGGCTTCGATGCCATCGAGCTTTGTGCCATCTGTGGCTACGTCACGACCGTCTACAGTGCCACCAACGGTAATATTGTTTGTTACGTCCAAGGCTGTAGCTGATGGGCTTGTGAGGGCTACTGTGCCATCGTTAACGTCAGCCAAGTCGGCCATCATTTCACGGAACGCATTGTTCACATGGGATGGGTACATCAAGTTTTCACCCAGAGGCACATCCTCAACATCGGTGTTGTTGGCCGCTGTGTTGTCGTACTCAGTTATATTTGACTTAGTCATATTAACCCTCGATTAGTTTTGGTGAGCGGCCCTCTGCGGCGGCAACCATAAGCTCTGTGCTTGTCTCGTTTGCCTTAACCATCTCATTTCGGAAGCTCTCAATAGCCGCGCCAGTGTGAGATGTCTGCCTTCCGTTTTCTATTAGCAGCATGGGAAGCATAGACATGGAGCAACCCCACTCTGAAGCCTCTTCACCTGTCTGCGGGTGCATACCGCGAATCTCAATAAACCAAGCACAATCCATTTGCTTGCAAGGCTCAAAGTTATTGAGGGGACAGTTATGCTTGACTTCCAACTTCATTTATTAGTCTTTCGTCGCAACAATAACGTCAACATACTGAACGTCAAACTGATTTGTTGATGTTCCTGTAAACACAGCAGTAGAGTTTGCGTGAGTGTGTTCGCGCTCGGCGATAGTTTCCCCACCCGTGAACTCGGTTGCTGTTTGGCCTCTCTTGTCAGTAATATCGTCAGTGGCAGAAACACGAAGGTTAGAGCCACTTGGGGCGGAGGCGTCATACAAACCAATGATGTGATTGTGACTCGGCATCTCTGACAGCGATAGCGGGTGTCCAGTAATGGTAACGGCGTTTGTTCCTTCAGGCGAGTAGCTATCAAATGACGCGCTAAATGCTTGCGTACCACCACTCGTCACAGTTCCGCTTACGACACGCAAGGCCTTATCATTATGTGTCGTGTCTTTTGTCCAACCCGTAGGCGCAGCAGTTTGATTAAACAAAATCTTTGTCCCAGACGGGAAGGCATCAATAGCCACACTGTTGATTGTAGCCGCGTCAAAGTCGGGAGAGACAAGAGAGATAGTACCGTCATTGACATCAGCCAAGTCAGCCATAACCTCTCGGATGGCATTGTTAATGCCAGCAGGACTACAGCCCTCGTCAATATTTACCGACTGCACATCCGTGTTGGAAGCCGCAGCGTTTGCATAATCTCTAATACTATTTTTAGCCATGATTTATTCCTGTGATAAAAGCCCAGCAGACACTGGAACAACACCCCTGCCAACATCAGCAGAAGTAGAAAATAAACGGCGGAATTGCGGAGCAAGTAACCCTGAATACGCACCACCAATTGCGCCAAGGCCAGCAGCGGCGGGGGCCACACCAGCAGTTCCTGCAAGGCCAGCCGCACCAAGCCCACTCATAACCTGACGAGCTTCAAGTATTGGGCGAGCAATACCACCTCGGCCTTGCTCAAGAACCTCCCTAGCAGCCAATACATCAGGCTGACCCTGTGCCTGACCGCGAGCAGCAGCGCGACGATTTACGGAAGCAAGACGAGACAATTGTTGAGATGGCGAGAACTCACCGCCCTCCTTAATGGCAGATATACTTGCCCTCTCAATAACAAGCATACGTTTAAACGCTTCGTTTACATCTCGAAGCTGTGCCGCATAACTTGGATTGTTGCTCTCCAAGAAACCAAGCAAGTCCTGCTGTATAGAACGCAAAGCGCGGCCTCGCTCCATGTTCATTGGGTCAGCGCCAAACTTGGATAGTTTGTTCGCGTCAGAACCCATTTTTTTAATAGAAGTGTGAATTTGTTTTCCAGTAAGATTTCCATCCCTAGCAACAAGAAGCTGCTTTATCTTACCAATATCATTACGAAGTGTTTTTTCTGTTGCCTCATCAAGAACGGACTCCTGCACTGACCTTGCCAGAGACGAGTCAATAATGCTTTCAACGTCAGCAACCCTAGATGTTCCAAGATTGGGGACAATTCGGTCGTATTCCTTACCCACAATGCCAAATCCCGCGTCAACGGCCTTGTCTCCAGTAATGTTTTTGGGAAGTTTTTTAAATCCCTTAATAGAAGAAAGGGCATCCTCTGTAGCAATGCGGCTGTACTGGGATATAGCTTTTCTTTGGGCGCCAGTAACAACTCCGCCAACAAACGGCAACGCTTCTACAGAACGCTCAAAGGAACGAGGTAGTCCACCCATAGCCTGACCAGCAGTAAGCGGAACACCTCTTTGAACAAGCTTTCTAGCCTCTGGCGTCATAGATGGCAGAATAGCGCCTAGCGTGCCGCCAAGGCCTGCGCCCAACACAGCACCGCTTTTTGCAGCCTCTAAACGCTCGCCCCGCTCTGCTGTACCTGCGGAATATGCGCCACCAAGTAAAGCACCCTCTCCAGCTCCCCTAGCAACGCTAGACTGAGCAGCCTTTTTAGCGCCAATTCCAGAAAGCGCACCCCTAACCAGACCGCCACCAAGCATAGCAGACGGGATTGAACCAGCAACCTCTGTCGCTAGAGACGAAATAGGTGAAGCCTTCTTGAAGCCAAGCATTTCATTCTGAATATCCTTAAGCTCTTCTTCGTAAGAACGACCACTTTGAGAGGCTCGATACTGGGCTTCAATTTCATCACCAAACCCAAGAGTTAAACCTTGAGCAGCGGCGCGCGCATAATCGCCAACTCCAACCTCTTTGGGGGCTGGAAATTTTTCTTTCAAAATCTTTTTAATTTCTTCATCCGACATCGAGTCTGGAAAATTAACAAGACCTTCTGGGGTATCTACAACAGCCATTACTCAAACTCACCAGTTGCAGGATTAAATTGCCTTACCCCGCCAGTAGACCGACCCGCATCAGCCACAGTTGCAACGCGGAAATCACCGCTGCGAAGTCTATCCAAATCCCCTCTGCTTTCAAGACGACGAAGCCTCCCAGTATTGTCAACAATTCCATGAACCATAGCCATTTGAGCATCACGAATATCAAGCAAGGTTTGTTTCATGCGAGCAGGTTCGACACCAATCGTAAGATTACCCTCAGTTGATTGTAGTAATCGGTTTTCAAAATCAGAGACTTGACCAAGAGCGCCACCAGTAGGAGAGTTTTCACGCATTTCCTGAAGTTTGTCAAAGCCAATTCGGGAGCGCAAGGACACCAAAACACTCTCAAGGTTATAGGCATCACTTCCCTCCACGCCAGCAAGACGGGCAGCAGCAAACTGAGACATACCTTCTCCAAGGGGGCCGTAACTGTAAGCGGTGTCAACCAACCCCAAAGCCCTGTCAATAAAATCAACGTTTTGACGCGCATCCATTACAGATTCAGCCTCACGCTGTAGCTTTTTATCATCTTCCTTTGTTAGATTGCCCAAGTCACGCATAGCTATTAAACGCTCTTTGAGCTGCTTAGTGCCTTTTTCGTAAAGAGCAGATTCGGTTGCCTCTCGGCCTTGTTTGATTTTCTGCGACTGGGCCAAAACCATTGTCGGCGTAATTGTACGCAGTTTGTCGAGGTCATCAGCAGTAACCAACTGAGGGGAGCTTGCCTCAAGAGTTCCATATGCGACGAGCGCATCCTGAAGGTTTTGAGAGATAGTTCCAAGAAGGCCAGAGTACTTAGATTGAGTTTTTGGCTTGAGAAGACCAGCTTCCGTTGATGTCTTCCCTTGCTGTGCTGCCGAAGGGGTGACGCTTGTGGGCGCGCCTTTAGTTAACCCCTGAGCGATAACACTCTCTTCTTCAGTCAAGTCTTCTGTTTGACCATTAAGGATTTTTTGAGCTACCAAAACAGCTTTATTAGACGCCTGCATGGCGTCAGCTCTAGTAGCAGAAGCCTCTTGAGCTTCCCTTGCTACCCGAATTCCCTCAAGCTCGTAAGGGTCATCCGCCGAAGACATACCATAACGAATAAAGTCTTCAGCTCCCTTAGCGGCTAAAGGAAACGCCCCACCGAGTTTCCCCAGAGAGCCGAGAGCAGTTTTTCCAGCCCTTTGAATAACAGTATCTTCTGGAGACTTCTCTACAAATTGAGAGTAATTAGACGGGTCTAAAGCTGACCTGACCGCTCCCTGCGCTCCAATTGCACGAATTTCGTTCGGCGTAAGCTGCATAACAGACGGAATATCCTGAGAGTATCCAGCAGCCTTTTGACCAATCTCCGCTTGCCTATCTAGTGCAGCAGTCAACTCCCTACCCCTAAAACCGCCACCACGAACAGCATCGGCAATTTCTGGGTAATCAGAAGCGCGAGCTGGAGTTCTTGATTCGCTGGCCGCAGCAAGAAGCCCGCCCGTATCTCGACGAAGCTCTTGCGGTGCGCGGAGAACTGCTCTTTCTAGCGAGCGGCGCTGTTCCTCGGCCTGACGCACTCCTAAAAGGTTGTTAATATAGTCGTAAACTGATTGAGACATTTTTTTACCTAATAAACTAAGTTAGTTCCACCCATAGACGCACCGCTCGCAGACGAGCTTGGGCTGACTGGATTAGCCCCCCCACCTATACCTGTCGGCCCTTGATAGCCACCAGTAAAGTTAACAGTCTGAGGCTGACTGTTCCAGCCTGCAAATGCCTGACCAATTTGAGGTGCAGAATTCATTAAGGCCGAACCCAATACAGCTTGGCCCATTGAGGCGTTGTTAGGAGAATACAAAGGCTGGGTTTGTTGCGAGCCAACAGTTGCGCCACGAATCATGTCAGAGTAACGCTGTGCGGCAGTAACCTCAGACTGACGCTTGGCGTAGTCTTCCGAGCTTAGTAGACCACCCAAGGCCATCCCACGTTGAATATCTGTAAACGGCATCTGACCAACAGCGGCGGCTGACTCAAGGCCAACACCTGTGCGACGAGCCTCTTCACCAGCGACACCAGCCAAGCCCTGTGCCGCTGCCATGCGGTTAGCAATGTCTTGTTGTTGCGCTTGAAACATCATTGGCGATAGGGCTTCAGCAGCAGCCTCTCCAGCAGTGCTTGCAAATAAACCGCTGCCAAGTCTGCCACCAGCCGCAAACTTAGATGTAAGAGGGCGCATTGTCTGGTCAATTATGCGCTGAGAAGCTGCTTGGAATGCAGGAGATGACATACTGTCGCCAGCGACACCACGATAGACATCAGCAGCTTCACCAAGAAGACCGCCCTCAGCCAAAAGATTTGATACAGCTCGCGTACCTGCTTCTTGAAATGGGTCGCCAGCTTTAGCAGTAGCCATCCCGCTTTCGACAAGAGAGCGCTCGTATGGGGAAAGCGTTTGAATGTCTCCCAAAAGACCCCTGTCTCGAAGGTCTCCAATATCACCCGATAAGCGTTGATATTCAGGCAGAATGTAGGAGGGGGCGTTGGTTGTGGTTGTGGATGTGCCTGATTGACCTGCACCACCCATTGCGTCAGCGGTAATTGCTGACCCCGCTATTGTTGCCGCTGCTGTCCATGCTCCGCTCATTTTGTATTCCTTACTTGCTTAATAAATTTTTCTATAGAGGAGTAATCTTTAGGCTCTACACTTACTTCCTCAAATGTTTTTGCAAAAATTTCTTCTTCGGCATCAACAATATTTACAGCCTCTGACGGGTGAACTGTAATAAAATAACACTCCTCGTGAACAATAACCGCCCTCATTGTTCCGACTTCCGTTATGGAGTAAAAAGGTGCTTGCACTCTTTTTGTAGCATTACTTTCTACTATTGTCACATCCCCTTTGAGTAAAATCAATGGGTAATTTGTGTTGTGTATTTTGCTGACAATGGTGTGGTTTGCTGGCGCCCTAAACTCTCTAATATACTGCTTCTCAGTAAAACTATGCTCCACAGGCATTACGACTGGCAACATATTCGGCCCTAAACACTCGTCGTGAGAATCTATCTCATCTTTAAACTCTAGTATTTTCTTTTGCCAAGTTTCTTTTGCTCTTTTCTGCTCAAGAAACAACCAAACATCATCAAAAGAAAAAGGAAACTCTTTATCTGAGGATTCAAGAAACTCATCAAACCCTAGCTTCGCATAATCCCTTGCTGTCATATCTGTCATGGTCTTCTCCTCTAACCAATAATAACGTAACCAAAGTCGTGGGGGTGGCCGTTGTTTGCAGAACCCACAACAAAGCTGCCATTGCTTCGTGTTTTAATCCAAGGGTGATTGTGCGAGCCATCGCCACCAATGGCAACAAGTAATATGATACTGTTAACACTGGCTCGACGGTCAGTTACCGTTAGCTCAGTTGCTCCCGAAGGAATCGTAAACTCACCCGTAGAGTTAATCTTACCTTCCAAGATATTGTTTACCACCTCAGAAATCTGACGCGGCGTTCCGCCCTGCTTTGGAAGATTGCGGTATTGGTTAGCCATTAGCGACGACCCCGAACCTGACCATCAACATCGACACCCTGCACGTTTGTCCAGCTACCGCTAATATTAAGCCTTACACGATGAAAGCGCCCAGAGGAGCGCACAGGACAGAAGTTGTCGTTGTTTAGCGTCGAAGCCGAGCCAAAGTTGACCTGAGCATTTTGAGAGTCGCGAGAAGCAACTTGAGCGGTAACCGTAAGGGGTACGCCACTATTGTTTTCCACATACGGAATAATATTACTGACAAGGGAGCTGCGCCCCGCTTGTAAATCAAACTCACCAGTCTCAACGATAGCGTCAAGATTGTCACCAGTGAATGTTTGAATTTTTTTGTCTTTTGAGCCAGCAAAGAAAAACTCACCACCCTTATAAACCTCCGAGTCGAGTGAGCTAGGGAGATTATCCAAATTACCAGAAACAGTAGAAAGATTTTCAAGGGTATAGCCAGCAGTAAATAGAGAGGCCATAGCGTCCAAACCAATAGTAGCAGTACTCCAGCTATCCGTTGCATAGTTATAAATAATTAACTCATCAGGTGTTCCATCGCCAGAGTCAACACTCGCGTATGACCAGACAACAATTTGACGAAGAGGGTCAACAACCGCACTCATTCGCGCTGAGTTGTTAGACTGAAAGCGACTAAGGAAATATCTGTTAATCTTCTCTGCGCCTATGGGTTTCGATGACTGACCGTCAAACATATAAAAGCCATCGTCAGACAAGTAGAACACATTTTGCCCCAGAGAGACAACAGAGCCAGAAATTTTACAACCGCGTTGTAGCTGAACTTTATCAAACTCAAACACCAAGGGCGAGCCAACATACTGGGCGCGGACAATGCCACGCTCCATCAAGATAGTCGCGTACTCGCCACCCACCAGACCAGTAACAGCGCCCATATCCGCGATATCTTGGAAGTCAGCTTGTGTATTGGCATCAATAGCCCAGCTATCGTAGTCGCCTATACCAGACCAACGCACACGATAAGGCTTCTCACCATCGGTGGTATCACTAGTGTAACCACACATGACAAAATCACGCACAACAGCAATATGCTTGGCTTTTGGTGGAGAGCCACCCAAGTCTGCAAAACGACCGCCGCCAGCGGCTACGATTGTTTGTATAGGGTCACTATAGTTTGTTGCAATAACCTCTTCCCCAAACTGCACAAACTTCCAAACATAGCCGTCACCAGTTGAGTATGATGCGTCACTTGTTTTAGAAATGTCAGTTAAAGATGAGTCAGTGGCATCTAGCTTATACAAAGAGTTCTCGTCACCCACATAAATAGAAGAAGAAGCTGAGTCATCCTTTGCCGCGAACATGCCACGAATAAATTCATTAGCCTCACCAGAAAAAGGCAAAACGTCTGGTAGGTGTCCATAGCCGTTGGCGGCTGGCACTACGTTGGTAGCCACAGTTGCACCAGCATTTTGATACGCTGGCTGGTCTGGCAAGAATTGTCCTAGTTTAATCATTACTGTTCATTCCAATCTTCCGAGCCTTCAGACACGACACTCCATACCTCGGAGCCTTCTATAACATTTTCCCAGCTTTCTGAACCCTCAGAAACTATAGACCATTCTTCACCTAAAATCTCCACTCCAGTTTCTGTAAATGTAACAAAAGAAGACATAATGGATTGAGCATCAAATATTCCAAACGCCGTAGCTTCCATAGTAGCTTGCGTTTGCATAGTTGCATTGCCAGTGAGAAGAACCCCGCCCTCTGCAACCATAGAGGCTGGGCCAGCCAGCATCGACGCGCCAAACTGTATCCGAATGCCTTCGGCAGATACAGACGCGGAGACGCTTGTGTCACCCTCACCAAACTGAATACGAATACCCACTGGCGACATAGACGCGGCAACGGAAGGGGCTGCGCCGCCAAACTGTATTCTAACAGCATTAGAAGATACAGACGCAGACGCGCTAACTGCTGAAGCACCCTCGCGGATGGACACAGTGTTCCAGAATGAATTGTCTAGTGGGTAATTAGGGACAGCCTCAAGGTGTCCCCAGCTATCAAGCTGCTCTAGTGTTGGCCCAACAATATCGGCCATAACACTAAGCCGCCGTAATATCTATGCCCGAAGCGGCAACTTTAAAGATGTCACCATCTGCGATTGTCTTGGAGGTTGTCAGAGCGGAGTGAAACAACAAGTTTCCGCCAGTCAACGCATCCCAAATGCCAACGTGAGTAATGGCTCCCCAATCGCCGCCACTAGCAGCAGAAAACTCAACAGCAGCACTGTTAGATGCCGTGCCAGAGGAAGACGCATCAAAAGCCATCGACTTGCGAGCGTAACCAAAGCCACTAACTTCAGCGCCTGTGCCAGCGTCAGTAGGGTCAGCAGTGTGAAGGCCGACATAAACAGCAGCAGGAGCTGAGGTACTTGTTGTGCCAAGAAAGTGGTCGAGAAACTTATTCTCAAGGTAGTCACTCATTGCGCTCATGGTTTATTCTCCGTAACTGGATTTCATAAACAAGCCAGAGCCAGCCTGTTTGCCGCGCTCTTCTTCTCGTTTTATTTCGTCTAATGCCCGTGTAAACAACTGCTCGTAAACTGTTGTCTTCTGGTCATCCATTAAATATACACTAGCAGCAGCTAGTGCGCCATACAAATATGCGTCAGGGTGTCGAGTCAAGATGATGTTAACTAGGTTGCTATCTGACAAGTCTGGAACGCCCTCTGAGTAAACAATCTCCGCTGTATAGTTAGCATCAGGGGTTGGCGCAAACTTAATCTCACCACCAATGATTGTGTAACCCTTTGGCTTTCCCTCTGAGTTGTTCGCGTAGATTTCATTCACACGAGTAGGTGTGTAGTACTCAAGAACCTCTGTCGGCGCAGCGTTTAACTTAACAAGCCGTATGGAGCGCAAGTCTGTCGGCAACGACACAAAGGCATCTCCAGCAGTTAGTGTTGCTGTAGCGCGTTTCTCTTGACTCCGAGCCTGCATTTCGCGAGCCATACGAGCTTCGGCTAGTGATATAAAGTCTGGGATTTGCGCTGTAAGGTCATCACGAGCTAGGAAGTTGGCAATAGATGCCTGAAGCTCTGTGTAGTTAGTAATCGCCATTATACGTTTCCGCCACTAGTTCTAAATGCTCTGTTATCGTATTCGTTGAGCCATTTCTTCCAGCCATTCGGATTGTCCTTTGGCTGTCCCAACTCAAGCAGTAATTGATGATACAACGCTGTGGGTATTT